ACATTACTACAGAAGTTCCCTGCAGATCAAAGGAAAGTTAGACTGCCGCGCGACAGTGATATGTTATTAGAAGTCTATAGACAAAAATCAATTGATTTGTGGAATAACCGCAGTGAAGAAGACAAAAGGGCGGTTGGTGAAAAGATAACAGCAAAGCTAACCGGTAAGCCTAAAACTGGCAATGCTGCTAAGGGTCATAAGAAATCACAAGAGCATGTCGAAAAAATCAGACAGTCGAATATTGGCAAGAAGCGTTCGAAAGAATCGATAGAAAAGATGCGCCAATCTCGTATTGGCCTAAAGCACTCGGAAGAAACAAAGGCTTTGAGATCACAACAAATTAAAGAACTCTGGGAAAGGCGAAAGGCGGGTTTAGCCCCAATGCCTAACTACAAAATAAATAAGCAAAACAAAAGATGAGTGAGATAAGATTGGCCAACCCAAATGCAGTAAGTATTTCCTCCATGGCTGGAAAGGCATCACAAAAAAGTCGCCGTGAGTCTGGTTACTATCAATCAGAAGAGTGGTTAGAAAAAGTTAGACTCGGTTGGGAAAAAAGAAGAGCCAATAAGTCCAAGACCACAGGAGGTATACGCTAATGGCGACCAACTTCTACTTTCAATAACTATCAAGCCTCCAATGAGCAGGATCTACTGCACGACCTGATCATTGAGGCAATCAAGATCTACGGCGAGGACATGTTCTATATTTCTCGTGAGCTCAAGAGATACGACAGGCTCTACGGCGAGGACTCCATCTCTGAGTACAACAGAGCTATACTAGTTGAGTTCTACATCAAGTCTGTGGACGGCTTTACCGGTGACGGCAACTTCATGTCCAAGTTCGGCTTGCAAATCAGAGACCAGGCGGTGTTCTCTATCTCGCAGAGAGTCTTCTCTGCTGAGGTCGGCACCCTCACAGAACAGACAAGACCAAATGAGGGTGATCTGATCTACTTCCCTCTGAACCAGAAGTGCTTCAAGATCATGTACGTCAAGAAGCAAGAGTTCTTCTATCCCATGGGCACCTTGCCCACGTGGGAGGTCACGGTAGAGCTCTTCGAGTACGGTAACGAGAGGTTCAATACCGGCATTCCAGACATTGACAGGTTGCAGACCGACTTCTCTCTCAACATACTCGACTATGCACTTCGAGACGAGTCCGGTAACCTGCTGATTGATGGATCCAGCCAGACAATTGTCAACGAGAACTATGACATGTCGACCATAAATCCTGCATCTGACAATGACGCCATCCAAGACGGAACAGATAACTTCCCACTTGGTTCAAATGACTTTATTGACTTCACGGAACGCAACCCATTTGCGGAGGACAATTTTTAATGTTCTCGACAAATCCTTTCTACTTCAATCTGATCCGCAAGTACATCATCACATTCGGTACGCTGTTCAATAACATCTATATCGAGCGGTTCAACAGCGCAGGTGCCGAAGTGTCCAAGATAAGAGTGCCTATCACGTACGGACCAAAAGACAAGGCTCTGACAAGGGTATTTCAGGACCCCAACATTGATCGTCCAACGGCCACGTATCCGCTGCCTATGATGACGTTTGAGATGACCGGCTTTGACTATGACGGTTCTAGAAAGTTACAAACTGTCAATAAGAATTTTTACAACGACCCAGATGACAGGTCAAAGAGACGCAGACAGTACATGCCCGTGGCCTACAACATTGGGTTTCAGTTGAGCATACTTGTCAAGAATGCCGAGGACGGCACCAGAATTGTAGAGCAGATTCTGCCTTACTTTACACCAGATTGGACCGTTACAGCCCTACTGATTCCAGAGATGGACATAAAGCATGATATACCAGTGATACTCAACAGAGTCAACCTGGATGACGTGTACGAGGGTGAGTTTGAACAGAGAAGATTAATGGTCTGGACTCTGGACTTTACACTCAAGGGATACCTATACGGACCTGTAAAGACACCGAAGATCATCAAGTACGTGATCACCCCTCTATACAATGAGATAGATAGAGAGGCGGATCCGGTCGCTCAGATCAACATACAACCCGGTCTACTGGCAAACGGGTCACCAACGTCGAACTCTAGCCTATCGGTATCAGTCGACGAGATACTAGCGACAGACCACTTCGGCTTTGTAGTGACAATTGAAGACCCCAAGGAATTCACTTAAATGCTAAGATTCAGTCAGTTCATAACGGAAGCCTCAGAGTCTAAGCCAAAGCTACCGTTCGATAAAAATGCAGATCCGGGTTGGCACCAGGACGGGGATCACATGGTCGTGTACCACGGCACCCATGAAAAGAACATCCCCAGCATGCTCAAGCACGGTCTGAATAGGCCTGATCCAAAGACAGGGATGATCTCAGTCACCCATGACCCACACACGGCTCATGCATACGCCTCGATGTCTGGAGGCGGCGGTGAAGCAAGCTTCAGGAAGGCTGGCGCTAAAGTTGTCAGTACTCCTCACAACGAGAGAGCCGTCGTCAAGATGAAGATCCCGATGGAGTGGGCCAAGGAGCACATGGACCACAAGATGGGCGGCAATATGGGCGCTGAGGACAAAGAGAATGACCTGAAGGATGCAAGGCTGAGGATGACTGACAGGGGTGAGCACAACAGGTGGAAGAGAGCCAATCCAGGTAAGCCCGGTAGGGTGTACTACACCGGTACAGAGATCAGGTTCAAGAAGCACGTGCCGCCCGAGTTCATTGAGGGCTAATGAAGAAGAGCGATAAATAAGGCTCACCCTATGTCTGATGAAAATCCTCTTGACAAGGCATTTGGACTGAATCCGATGCAGTCCCATACTACTGCAGTATCGACAATACTGGCCAAGGTGCACGACGATTCGGCCCGTGAGGACTTTACATTTGCAAGGGCCAACGTCAGAGAAGTTGTCGAGAACGCCAACGACGCCATTGCAAAGCTGGCAGTCATTGCAGACCAGTCACAGAACCCTAGGGCATTTGAGGTCCTCGCAAAGCTCATGGACACGGCCGTGAACGCCAGTAAGCACCTTCTGGAGATACAGAAGGACATCAGGCAGATAGACAAGCCTGACATGCCTAACAGTGATGAGGGAAAGAAGTCAGTGACAAACAACCTTTTTGTCGGGTCCACCGCAGACCTTGCAAAAGTAATATCCGAACTAAAGACCAAATAACATTACCTTAAACTCATAGATGATTATACCAACTTGAAGCAAAAAGTCAACTGATAAAATGACCGAACAATCTTCGATCGACAACCTAAGGTTCTACAACGGCAACCCCAACCTCAAGCGATCCGGAGTTCAAGTCAACTGGACACCCGAGATGGTCCAGGAGTGGGTGAGGTGCTCTCAGGACGTTGTGTACTTTGTAAAGCGGTACATGAAGATCGTGAACGTCGACCGAGGCCTGATCCCGTTCGAGCCGTATGACTATCAGGTAGAGATGCTTCACTCGATGCAGCAGGAGAGATACTGCATCTTTGCCACGTCCCGTCAGGCCGGGAAGTGTGTATCAGAAGATACTCCGGTTAACATCAAGTTTCTAGACTCAACTCCCCAGACATTAAAGATAAAAACCGTTCACAAGGTGTTTACTTTTATAAATAGGTACAGGTCGTTGTACTTATTTGGAGAGACTTATGAAACCTTTGGACAACAAATATACAAAGACATACTTTGCTTTGATCAGGAAGAGGCAAATAGATTCATTGAACTCTGGGGAAGCACATCACATATTACCAGAGAGTCTTGGTGGAACAAACTTACCAGAGAATATGGTGATCCTTTCTCTCCGGGAGCACTATGTTGCACACCTCCTTTTAAGCAAAATGTTCCTGAAAGGATCAATCGAACACCAGAAGATGCTTCGAGCAATATGGATGATGTCTCATACCAGAGATCAACAGTTAATAAAGTCGTCCCATATTTACGAGAAAATGAAAGGGGACTATACAAGAATGCTGTCGGAAACCATGAAGGGAGAAAAGAATCCCTTCTATGGGAAGACCTGGGATTTAGAACACCCTCATCCACGTGGCTTTCTGGGAAAAATCCGCACGGAAGAACAGAAGAAAGCTATATCAGAGTCGATGAAACTTCATTGGTCGGAAGATTCAAACCGCTTGAAGAGACTTCAGAGTATGGCAACTTCACAGAAAGTAAAAGAGGCAAACTTACAAAAAAGAGGGAAGAGTCAGACAGAAGAGTCAAATATAAAGAGAAGTCAGAGTCTGAAAGCTCTTTACGAGATGACACCACACCATTCGAAGGGCAGGTCTATCTCAAAAGAACAGAAGAAAAAGCTACAGGAGTCATTAAAAGGTCGTCCAAAATCAGAAGAGACCAAACAGAAGATGAAAGAGGCTTGGAGGCTACGAAAAGAGAAAAGTTTATTGAAAGCATAGAACTTAGAGGCTTCCAAGTTTTTAGCGATAATGGTTGGGTAGATCTATACCAAAGTCATAAAACTATAAAGTTTGATCGTTGGGAATTAAGGACGACTAATAGAGCTCTATCATGCGCTGATGACCACATAGTCTTTGATGAGAATTTTAATGAAGTCTTTGTCAAAGATTTAACAGTTGGATCTTTTATCCAGACCATAGATGGGGTAGAACAAGTAACTGCTGTATACTGTACAGATAATTCTGAACACATGTATGATCTGGGTGTTGATGATCCGTATCATAGATATTACACCGGCGGGATTCTCAGTCATAACTCGACTGTCACGTGCGCTTTCATCCTGTGGTACATCCTCTTTAATAGTGACAAGAACGTAGCCCTTCTTGCAAA